TAGGGGATATGTGGGTGCGGCCATTATCTACCAAACGCAGAGGCCACTTGACCACCACGCCTTCTGCTTTCCACGACTGCCTCAAGCGCTTGCTGTTTGAATACAGGCATCATTGTCATGATTTCAGCCCTAACCGTCTGAGACACGCCAGCGTCAATAGTAATCGATTGATTCACCACCGCACCCGACTGCCCTAGCATGTTCTTAGTGTCGTGATTGTTTCTAATTACCCCTGCGGATGATGGCACGAATAACTCTGGGCCTCGCTCACCGACCAGCGTTGGCCCCTGAACACGACCACCCCCTGCGCTTGCGCCAAGGCTGGGAAAGGACGCGGTAGGAAGGGCGGCAGGCCCAGACAAATTGAAAACGCGATTCATGATTTGATTAAAGACCATGAGTTCCAACGCCTTCGACAACATCGTTTTGACAAAGCTAGAAAAGACATCTCTAAGTGAATCCATGTTGAACTTGCCGCTCATCAACATATCGGCAAAGGCATCGCTCATGCCCCGCGACATACTTTGCACCGCTTCCATTTGCTGTTTGAACATCGGATCAAGCATCTCAATCTCATGTTTGATCTGCGCTTGCGCCTTGGCAAATTCCTCGCTGTTGATCCCATATGCCGCACTGACATCTGCTAATACCAACTCAAGCTCTCGCTGTTTGTCAGACAAGCCCTCAACAAATGCTCTTCCCCTATCTACAGATGCGACAAAATTATCATTTGCGGCCTTTGTCGCTTCTATCTGCGCTTCATAATCATGCATCTCCTGAATGATTTTCCTGATTTGCTTTTCCTGTTCTGCCTCAACCCCTATTAAATCGCGCAAGACGGCCTCTGCTTCTAAATGAGCTTCTGTGACTCCGTTGTTACGAGCCACCAATTCCTCTTGCGCTACCGTCAATTCTTTAATCGTGTCAATTATCTTTTGATCGTTCTCCTTTTTTTGAGCGGCGGCTTCTGCTTGTTTTTTTTCAAATTCTGCATTTTCAGCTAATGATTTTTTGTGTTCAAATTCTAGCTTTATTAATTGCTCCAAGTGGTCTAGCTGACCCTTTGAAGCCGCTGTCAATTCTCTCTTAGCTTCAGCGAATGCCAACTCAGCTTCTGTTGCGCCCAACATTTCATCTTCAAGCTGTTTGACGAGGAAACGCTGATCCTCAAGTGCATCTGTCACCTTCTTCGCGGCCTTGATCTGGCCCTTGGTTTGAGAGTCGTCGCCGCCTGTGCTTACATCTGCCGCCGCAAATGAATCTGCTACAACAAATGTGGCTAGGTCTGCCTGTTCTGATTTGAGTTTTGCAATAGCTTCACGCGCTTCTTCAATGTCTTTGATTAGTCCTTTTTGGCTACTTAGGTCTCCCTCCAAAAACGATTTAAGACTTTTGAAGCTCTCAGCATCCAGCTTCGCCTGCGCTTCTGCCATCAGCCTTGTTTGTTCGTTTATTTCTCCCTGTTTTTCCGCGATTTGACCAAGAGCGTTGGCGGTTTCCAAACCCACAGCTTCAATAAGCCCAATGGATTGCAGGAAAGCATTTAAATTATTTGTGACGTTCACCAACCCCCTTGCAAGAGATGTGAGCGCTGGCAGTAACGGAGTGACAACATTGACAAGCAATTCATCCAGCGCGGCCTTGAGCGCCTTGGATGTATTGGCAAAACTGTCAGATGTCCTTGCGGCATCGCCTTGGGCATCTGTAGTGCCAGCGAGAATCAGATTCATCCTCGCCTGCACCTTGGTGGCATTGTCTACATCTTGAGCATTTTGCTTGATGCCCATCCGATACAGTTCTTGCTGTAGCGTGGCCTCTGTGATGACGATGCCAAACCGCCTGACAGTCTCGTGGTTGCCAACCAGCGCAGACTGGAAAGCCGCCATCGTCTCTGTATCTGATGCATTGTTGAATGACGCAACATCAACAGCCAGCTTGGTAAGCTCAACTGATAGCTTAGATGCTTCGCCACGGGCAAAGCCCATAGGCACAAAGGTATCCTGTATGGACGCCGCCATGCCCTCAAGCTCGAAAGTGCTTCTGCCCACCTCGTTGCCAAAGGCATCCAGAGCCTGACGCACCTCGCCAGTAAACGCGCCAAAGACGACTGACGACTTGGCTTGCATCTCTTCAACGCTTGATGCAAACCGCACAGCCGCCATGCCAGCTTGAGCAAACTGGTGGACGATAACAGCACCAAGAGCCACCTTGGCGATGTTGCTAATCTTTTGAAAATTTCTGCCTGCTTTTTTGGCGGTGTTATCGACCTGCTTGTCAAACCGCGCCAGCTTTTGGTTGACATCTTTGAGGTCTGCTTCAACGCGAACGAGAAGGGTATCGACAGTGGTCGCCATCAGTCAGGATACCTTTCCATCAAATCTTCTAGTTCGCCCTTGCTGAGTGGCGGCGCTTTACCGCCTGAATTAAATTCAGCAAACCCCTCAACCGCCATATAGAATTCTGAGAAGCTCATTCCCCAGAATGTTTCGGGTGACATCCCCATTTTCCCAAGGCCGATTTGCATCCATTCATCCCAAGGGAATTCATCTACGGATTGGCTGTCACCCCTTCGTCGTTTCCCTCATTACCGCCAGCACTCAAGATGACGCCCACGATTTCACCGACGCACTTGATTGCTTCAGCCAAGCCACATTCCCAAACAGCGTTGCCAACATCCTTCTCGTTGACATCATTGCCCCCGCCACGAATGACAGGGGTCAGGATCGCAATGATTTGCGTGGTGGTAAGCGCCCCTTCCGATAGTGCTTGAGCAATCTTCAGGACACTCAATCCACACGCTTGTTCTATCCTAAGAACAGAATCAATTGTAACCCTGCCATTATACGTCTTCGCCCCCAGAACTATCGGAAGCTCCCCCCGCTTTGGATTTGTCATCTGACTTTCCCTCACAAGTTAAAACAAGTGTCTCGCCCCTCTGGGCGATATCCTCAATGGAGATGACTTTATGCGTGTCGTCACCACACTCAACAGCATCCCCCGCCTTGACTTTACAGGCGGCAGACACCGAAAACTCAACAACAGAGCCAGAGGGCTTCATCATAGCCCCCCAACCCTTGTTCTTGATTTTTACATCAACACTTTGCCAAGCCATGATTAGACCGTCGCAAAGGTGATCGCGCCAGAGCTTTCAAAGGTAAAGCTATATGTGACTTCACCATTATATTCTCCACCATATTCAAGAGTGGTTAGCATGAACGCCCCTGTGAATGTACCGAAATCGGGAACAAGAAACTGATAGTTGGTCAGTGATGATATATTGAATTTGCCCTTCAAGGTGGATTCAGATGCGCTGTCTGTAAACACGCCACTACCTGACACAGTTATAGAGTTTACCCCGCCCTGTGCTAAGATGGTTCTTGCATTGCTTGAGTCTTTGTTTGTTACGTCAACCATCTCATCATTCATAGTCAATGAGGTTGAGCGCATCCCGCCGATTGTTGTGAAAACCTCTGGCGAACCTGCGTTGCCGATTTTCATTAATAGGGCTGAACCTTTTTGTGCCGCCATGTCTAATCTCCTCTAACTGTCTGACACAACGGCACGAAATCGCATGATCCCATGCCGCGTAATTCCATCTGGATCAACCAGCGTCGTGAGAAACTCCTGTTTCATGTTCACTGCTTGACCACCTGAAACACTCAGGCTTACATCATTAAGGTTATCATAGATTTGCTTCATGATCACCTTAATCTCTTTGAGGCCACGATACTGTGACCATGTGTGGATCGTAAGGGTATGCTCATGCATATCCAAGGATTTTGTTGATATGTTGTTTGAGGACTCTTCCCCAACCACAATATACGGGTAGGCGGTTCCCTCTGGAACATCATCGAAAACTCCTGTGATAGCAGAGCCTGCGGCATCAGTAATGTTGGCAGAATTCAAAACTCCAAACACTGATTTCTGTAATTCAAAGGAATGGATTGACATCACTTGGCCTTCATCTGTTGAACCAGACGGCGAATCTTTGGCCTGTTTGCTTCAGCGGCTGGGTGCATGAATGGACGCGCCGCCATTTTGGTTGTGCCAAATTCAAGAAATTCAGAATAGCCTGCGCGGCTCTCTACATCTGCGCCAAGCCGATCTGTATCCATCTTTATAAAAATATTAGTCGCCAGACGACCTGTGTCACTTGCTGGTGGCTCTCCTGCCGCTGATGCCGTATGTGTTCTACGAGGCTTATATTTCTCATAGACCACACCAGATTTTGCGCCCTGCAAGATTGATGTGACAGCGGTCGCCCTGACCAGCCCCGCCGCAATACCTACTAGCTGTTTCGCGTTGGATGCGTATTGCTGTTTCACCTTATCAATGCGCGGCTTTCTTGTGACTTTGACTGATACCCTTGCCATCAGGTTGCCACCCCCTCTGTGCAAACCAGTTCAAGATACTTGTCGCGCTCTCCGATATTAAGAATGCGATTGATGTTGAACAGCCTACTATATTTTGCGCCGTCTACTGTGAAAGAATACAATATCCTGTGGGTGACCTTCAAATCTCTGCGGAATCTGATCGTGATTTTGTGAGTTGTGCGAGGCTCTATCTGATCACCAAAGAACCTTTCCCCGCCCCCTTGGGCCTCTATGCGGCCAAAGACAGTTGCAAAGGTAGTGAACGCGCCAGATGTGCCGCCAGCGCCGTCAGCGGTGGCCGTCTTGGATTGCAACTGCAATCTATGTTGCATCCTGCCAACGGACATCAATAGCCCCCGCCAAACGCGCTCACACCGTAACGCATGATCACATATGGCTGTAATAGCATCTGCATAGACACAGGCGGTCTTGGGACTGCTGTGCCTTCTGTATCGCCGCGATGTTCATATAGGAAGGTGACATATTCAAACATGGCGACCCGAATTGGTTCTGGAACATCTGCACCAGATGAACCATATCCCGCCACATATTGAATCTCTATGCCGTTTGCATTCCTTAAATCTGTGGGCCATGAACCGCCGTCCCTCAAAACCACCCGCGCTGGCTCTCTGACCAGATCAGAATAATAGTTGGATGCCGCCAATGTGGATTCAGTGTTCGCGTCATTGAATGATTTGATATGCGTGACGCTGGCAACAGGTGACCGTGGCAATTCAATATAATTCAAATATGGAATCTGATACGCGCCAGTGAACATTCCCTCGCGCAGGAACTGATCTCGCTCACCAATCGCATCCAGAGAAAGGGTGTAAGTTGTATTGATTAAAGTTCTGTTGGTGAAGTTTTCTGCCCAATCACGGGCGGCTGTCATTAAGGCAGTAACGAGATTGGTATCTACGTCTGTATCTATCCGTAAATAGTTGCGCGTTTCAACCTCTCCGAGAGGCAAGGCAGATGGCGGTGTCGTTACTGTTAAGCCGCTCATGGCGATCTCCTAGATTTGGTCAGGCCAATCGGCGATTGGCGGGTTGCCTGTGGGACTACCGTCTTTATTAACGGGCGTAACAAACAGCGCCACGAATGCGGCGTGATCTTTTGCACCATCAATAGCCGCTTCAATTGTATTGCTGGCAGTCCGCACTGCCGCCCTATACTTCAAAGTTGTATCATCCACCGTGTAATCTGAAACCTCACTTGCCTTGATAACCTTCCAGTCAGTAGGTTGCAGAAAGCTGTTTGCATCTCGTTTGGTGCTTGCCTTGTATTGAGTCTTTAGGTCAGCAAGTTCTCTTGGGGTGTCAGCATCCCAATAGAATCTCTTATCAAATGGCGCTGGCTCATTTTTCCAGACAAGACCAGACTTCGATTTTTGTGCATCAGTCCACGACATCCAGTTATAGGGATGTTTTGTGCCATTGTTATCTGTCCACGCCTTGCCTGCGCGTATTAGCTTTCCAGCATAAAACCAAGGCATTTTGATCTCCTATAGAGCGTTAGAATATTTGAATGGCTGTTCTGCAAAAGCTAAATAGACATAAGTCCTGTTACTCACATTGACGTGTGTGCTTCTGGTTTTAAAGCCATTTGAAAGAAAATCTATAGCAACAGTAGACCCAGCAGTTGTGTTTTCCTGTGCATCTGATTGTGCTTGAAGGAACTGTTGATTTGGGTTGAATGTTTGCCTTTTATTATCATAAATATTCCAGCCGCCTGTGCCGCCGATTGCGCTTTTGATCATTACCCACGCTGGCCTCAGACCCGTGAATACAAACGCGCCGTTTGACGAACTTCCGTTGCCTATGTAAGTTCCAATAGAGCAATAGCCATCTTTCGGAGCGAAACAGTAAGCAATGTAAGTGTCACCACTTTCATTGACATCAGCCACTGTGCCAATTGAGAAAACGCTAGAAGTGGGAGCGGTGTCATTCCACGCGACTGATGTGTCACCTATTGCGTCAGTTTTATTTAAGAGTAAAAATTTATCTTCAGGCGCAGTAGCGTCAAGACCTTTGTGATAAACAACCCAGTTGCCTTGATCTGTACCTAAATGAACGCCCCCAGTTGGCTCTGTCCTAGCTTTCACCCAATACATAGCTGGTGCAACACCTAGACCGTGGCCTACTGTTGTATTTGAGCCTGTGCCTGTATAAGAAACTATGCTGAACCCAGCCCCAGTGTTGGCCGATACACTGCTAGTTACATCTCCGTCAGTGTTGCTCACACCAGTGCCGCCAGCCTTCCAATTCCATGAAACATAAGTTTCACCACTGCTACCAGCAGTAAACGTAAACCCATCAGTTATAAGTGAACCAAAGTTACCGTCGGTAGCTTCTGCATCATCGTTGTTTGTGTTTAGGGCCTTCATGGCCCCACCAGTGCCTCTCAATCTATCGATAAGATAATGATCAGTTCCGTTTAGATTACGTCTTTTGTACCACACAAAATCTGGATCAAAGCCCGTGCTTAACGATTGTTCACTGCCAGTTGCTGTCCAAGTAACTGTGTTGAAATGGTCGCTTGGATTTTCGTCATTATTAGGATCAATAATCGGATTTGCAAGGGAGTCAGAGCAAAGCGCCAAATGATCTGTCGGCGGCGTATAGAAAAAATCACCATTGCGATTTTTGTCGCTGTTGCCTTGCGGAATTTTCAGCCCTCCGAAAGAGCTATCCTGACCAAAATTGATACGCAACGCAGGCCCGTTGCCGTTGAATTCACCAATGGCTATCGCGTAACTTCCTGTTAGACCTGTGAACGCTTGACCCTGCGAGGCATTGTTTTTGTAAAATGTAACAGCGCCACCAGATACGGCTATTGCGATGATGTCTCCAGCAGTCCAAGTTGCTCCATATGATGTCGCTGATCCCGTGCTTCTTTTGTTTCCGTTTGCGAAATACCAGTAAGAGCCATCCGTGCCGCCAGATGCGTCTAGCAAATCGTCATCATTTGATATCATAATGCCTAAAGCTGAAGCGTTGTTGGGCGTCGTTTGGCAAAGCATTTCTGCATAGAAAGAAAGGCTTCCATCAATTTCAAAGTGAAAGGTGCTTCTTACAGCATCATCAGCCACAAGATCAGTAACCAGATTTCCAGCCTTAAGGGTTACCCCACTACCCTTATCCAAAGGGTTAAGCGTGGCGAAATTATTTGTTGGAGAATCAGGTACAGCATCAACATGCTCAAGGCCCGTTGCAGCGAAATTGTTCGCATTTCCTGATTGATCGAAATAAAATGCGCCAGTACGGGTATCAGCAAATGCCATGTATATGTATTTGCCGCCAGATGTGTTAACGGCTGGGGAATTTGTATTTAACGTAAAGCCCGTGCTGGTAAAGCTAAAGAAATCGTTGGTTGATCCTTCCTCGTTTGGTAGATTTGCAAAAAGCAAATCATCATTGCCTGAAGCCATGTTAGGAGTGCGAGTGTTATCAACTATGTACCATGAGTTGTCCACATCCGCGCGCTTGACCATTAGCCAAGCGGGAGCGAAACCTGTAGTGATAGCATGTCCAGAAGAGCCGTTTCCCGTATAATTTCCAAACTTGCTCAACGCCGTTTTTTCACACCAGCAATATGCCACATAGGTTTCATTCAACGTATTAGTACCTGAAGAGGTGCCTACAGTGAACACATCTGATGTTGGCGCTGTATCGTTCCACGCGGTGTTATCATTAGATTCATCATCCTGTACGTTTAATTTCATAAAGAAATCTTCTGGAGTAGTGCCTTCATTCATACCAGCGTGATAAACCAACCAACTTTGGCTGGAGCTTGTTCTTTTGACTATAATCCATTTTGGCACAGCACCTAGACCATGAGCGATTGTTCCTGTAGAACCTGTCCCTGTGTAAGTGACGATGCTAAAGCCATAAGTGGTGTTGGCTGATAGTTTTGTTGCTGGGATAGTGCCTTCAAGCGCAGACCCCAGATTGGAGCCGTCAATCTTAACAGAACCAGCGGTTGGCGTTGCCCCTGCCCCCGCGCTGTTGGCCGCCGTGGGTGTTCCTCCAGCTTCCCAAGTCCATGCGACATAATTATGTGAACTGGAGTTGGTGCCTGTTGACGAGCTAAATTTTACGGTGAATCCATCAGGGTTGAAGGAAGTCATTCTACCCGTAGATGTGTAATCAGTTTCTGCATCACTTTGATCAGAAAACAGAGCCTTGTCCGCGCCCCTAAGAGTGTCAAAAAGGTAATGACTTTGAGAGTTATCAGTTCTGGCTTTTATCCAAACTAAATCAGGTGAAAATCCCACCCCCTGAATTACCTGAGTGCCGCCATTACCTCTATATGTGACAGTGCTTTGCCCTGCGGCAGTGGTGCTATCAGAGAAATCCAAACGAAAACCATTTGTTCCATAAGGGCCAAGGTATTCTTTAGCAATCCAAATGCCCTCTTTTGTTTCTCCTAGAAAATCTATTGTTGCGTTAAATGTCAGGGGAGCAGACCCATTTGTGGCGGTTGCGTTAGCTGACAACGTGATTTGTGTGCTTGAATCTATGGACGAAATGGTGGTGCCATCAGGTATGACTGAAGTAGTTGATGAGCTTACAGCCATGCCCTCTTTTAATGATGCTGTGCTGGATATGCCCGTGACCGTTGCACTGCCTGATGTTGTCGCCGCAGTAAATATGGGCGCATCAATAAAATTGACCTCTGCCATATAACCATTGAAGGGATCAACGGTGCCTGTATTGTACGCCCCGACCTGTATGGGGAAAGACGAGCTATTGATGGGTGTCTGGAAATTTTGGGTGGTGGGATATATCGCATTGCCAGATGAAAAATCTGTTATCAAATCTCCATTAACATACAGCTTCAATCTGTTTGATGCTGTTGCTTGAGTCGTGTCTACAATAACCACGATATGATACCAAGCACTTGGATCACGGAATAATCTATCTGTGCCAAGTCTGACGTTCTCTACCAGAGAGCTAGAGGGAGTTGATGCACCTTGAATGAAAATCGTGTCTGAGCCTGAAAACTGAATAATAAAAAATTCAGTGGCGGAACCTGTCGCGGTGCCGAATATACCTTGGCCGCTTCCCAACTCACATCTTTTTACCCATCCACTCCAAGCAAATGTTCTTTGATTCGTAGTGGTTGTCGGCGTCCGCTTCAAATTACTGGATACGTCATCATCAAAACGCAAGGAATTGTCGAGCGAAAACGGATAGAAATTTCTTTCTCCGCTAAAGAAGTTCAAACCGCCTGCGCCAAATGGGCCTGACATGAACCTCTCCTAACTGAAATTCAACTGCGGCGTACCAAGCAAAATGCTGTCTGCCGCTGAAACGATGTAAGGAACCACATCAACCGCTGTTGCCGTTGATGATAAATTTAGCGTATTCACCCCGCCTGATGTTTTGTATTGCGTGCCAAGCGAAACAGTGCGGCCTCCTGTGCCATCCTGAATAAAGACAATAAACCCAGATTGGCCAACCTGTTCAGTTGTCGGATTATCTAACGTCACGTTGCCCGTCAGCGTGAGAACAAAGTTTTGGTTAGCACCAAAATCCAGAGTTACGTTGCCCGTGTTACTGGTATCTGTGTCCGTTGTAGCAACGGCGGTCCCCGTAATAGAAAGGCCCGTGGCAGTCGTAGCGGCTTTGATCACGTCGTTGTGATACAGCGTCACAGCCCCGTTCAAATCACAGGTGATGTATTCCTCACCGCCAGAGTTGCTCAGTAGCGTGATCCCATCGCCCTTGATGTTGAGTTCGCCTGTCGCGTTGACAATATTTGAGTCAGTGGTGTCGTGAAAGATGGACAAATCTGTGCCAGCACCGAAAACCAGCCTGTCATCTGATGCGCCACCACTGTCACCAAACACAATATTTTTTGTGTTCACATCCAAGTTGCCGCCCAACTGGGGACTGGTGTCATTGACAATATCAATTGTGGATGGAGAAGCGGTGTCCGCTGTTTGATTAACAGCAAACAGGTTGATCCAAGCATCATTATCAGCATTGCGCTGTTTTATAATGTTGGCGCTAGTGTCATACCAGAGTTGATAAGCAAACATTGTTGATGGCTGTGAGGAGCCAGATGACAATGATACCGTGGCTGACAGAGCATTGTTCAGGTCTGATCGAAACGCTGGAAAGCCTTGGTTGGCTATGTTGAAATCATGCTGTGCCATTTTATCTCCTTATGCCGCCACTTCCCCAAAGCCTTGGGCAACGTAATCAAATGTCCTATCCACCCCTGCGCTTGAGCTATTGAAAAACTGGATGGTGAAGCCTGTTGCCGATTTGCTGGTTATAACATAGAAATCACCGCTTTGTAAGTTTTGGGCCGCTATGCCTAATCCCTGCAATTGCTTGAACGCAGGGCTAAAGGTGATTGCTTTGGTTCCTGTGCCGCTTGCAATATCTGATTCTGCCAGAGTTCTATCAGGCATATCAATCGAAACAGACAAAGCTGTCACCTTTGGTGATGCCTCTGCATCAGAGCTTGTCAATATCGCCTTGAACTTGAAACCCCTTGCCTTGTAATCACCTACAAAGAATTTTCTAAATGCCGTATATGTTGGCGATCCACTGTTGGGGTCATCTTCTGTCGTCGCCACCTGAAGCTCGACATTAGTGTCATCGAATGCCTGAACATCTCCATCAAACGTGCCTATACGATCATCAAAGTTACCTTGGGCGGAATCAAATAGTGTCAGATATTCAACCCTTTCAACTGTGATATTCGCTGTTACATGGCTTGTGAACACGGCTCCCAAGTCAACAGCATTATCAAATTCATATGTGCCAGTGCTTTGAACAGACCCACCACCACCATCAAATAACCCAACCGCATCATCAAAGTTGCCACTCGCGCTGTCAAAGTTCACGGTTGTGTCCATGACCAATGCGTTATCTGTCACCACACAATTGACCTTTGTGCCGCTGAACGACGGGCTTTGTGTGGATGTTGTGACCGAGTTAAAGCCTTTGATTTCTTCAATGATCGCAACAGAAGATGTGGCGTTTTCAGATGCTAGACCTAGCTTATCAACTGACTTGATAAAATATGTTCCTGTCATCGCAGGAACCGTCGCCGTGTTCGCTGGTCTGGATATCTTCTCTGCAAGCGTCACTGAGTTTGAATATGTTGCGCCACTTGTCGCTCTGGAATGACGAATGATGTAATGAGATAGATCAAGGTCTGTCGTTGGCGTCCAACTTAGCGCGGCCTCTGTTCCAATGATATTGACCGAGAAATCTGTGACATCTGCGGGGGGCGCGGTTTTACCCACGATCTGGTGTTGCACCGTGGCAAATGGTGATCTGACGCCCAGCGCTGTGATCACCCGCGCACGGACATCATAGATGATGCCATCCTCGACATCGACCAATTCAAACTTGTTTGACGATGAGGTGCCGATAGAAATGAAATCAGTATCTGTTGATTTCTTAGCCTGCACCTCAAATTGCTGGGCGAACGTATTTCCTGATGTGACATTCGCGACCAACACCGAAAGAGCCTTTTCGTTAAATATTTGTAGCTCATCAGATGCCACGATTGACGGGGCAGGGATATCAAACGGGTCTGGCAAATTGGTGTTGTCTTGCGCGAATGCTGCCTCTTCCGCATTCCAGTCATATACCGCGCTATTGGTTTCTCGCAACTGAAGCGATACTCCGACATTGCTTGCGTCGGCTTGAATATCCCACTGCGCTACTTCAAATATCTTGTTGGTGAATCCAAATTTTGAATTGGTTATCTGAACCGTGTCACCGACGTTTAACTGGAATGCTTTCAGGTTGAATGTTCCGTTGAGAACAACTTGCTGGCGATTTCTGAAAAGAGCTATCTTGGCAAGCCTTTGCGCCATTGCGGCAGAGGTTGTATAAGGCAGATTAAATTCCAGGAATTTCAATTGGTTATTGTCTTCTGCTAAGAATGTAGATGATTGAAAGGCTGGGTAATCTGCCGCCACATAGTCTGTGGTTGATGGGCTAAATACTCCTTTGACCGCGTTGAAATTATCGCGAATGCTTTGCTTGGTTTGCAGTTGCAAGCCGCCGATGGCATCGCCTTCATCAAGCGTTATTGCTGGGCTTACAAAGCCAGCGGCTTTAAGATTGAATTGCCCATTTGTATAAAACAGCACGCCGCCGCACGATGTCAGAATTTGTTCTATTGTTCGTTTTGGTTGTTCTGAAGATTCTATGGTTCCGTGAAACTCATATTTTTTCTCTGTGCCACCAGCCGCCAGCGCCACATTTTCATCGCATAGATTTGCGGCGGTTGTGAAACTTGTGTCATTGATCTCACTTGAAGACGCGCCGACTCCGTACCTTGTGTCCGTCAGATAATCTCTGATGCACAATGCGGCATTTGCTGAAAAGGCCGTCCCTGAATTTCTTGGATCAAATACCTTCTTTCCAGATACCAAAGCCGTGATTGTAGGAATGCCATTGGGGAATGCGTCTCTGTCAAAATCTAATCTTGCATAAAGATAAGCGACACCTCTCAAGCGATGTTCAGATGTCCACCCTGATTGACTTTCTGCAACTAGATCAGTGTCTGCTATCTGGTCATCTGTGCCTGAGTGGGTTTTTATCCTGACCAGACCCGCATATCTGCTTGGCGATGTGCAATTCCCATTCCCGTCAAGCGTCAGTTGCACATCATTCAGTCTGATTGCTGATATGCTTTGAACCTCATGGCTTGCAAGCGTGACAACCAAATGCAGAAATCTATCCGAATTTGTGGATTCGATATGAGCCAGAAGGCCAGAAACTCTGACTGTGCCATAAACTGCCCTGCGCGGTTGCGTGGGCTGTTTGATCATCTGCCGTCTGTTTTGGCTCTGGCTTGTGAAGCTTGAGAAATCTGGCAATTCAGGGACGGGTGACAGCGCCGACATTGCCGCCGTACCCGCCGCATAAATTGCGGCAGAGGCAAGTTTTCCAAGAGCGCCGATTGGATTCACGAACCCCATCAGCGCCGCTGTTATCAGCGTCTGTGGGTTGGTGAGTGCTTTTACAAATCTTTTGAAAAAACCCATTATGTCCCCCAGACAATTTCTTTGTCTTGAAGTCCAGCAACAAAATCAAAGCCTTTGTCATCTGGGAAATCTATCTTTTGGTCTTCACTGGTGAATCTTCTTACCTTTGATTGTTCAAGATTTATAAGTTTGTTTTCTGCGGTCAATCCAATGGTGGTGATATCTGCGTTCTCTTGGATGGTCATGATATCAATGAATCCCTTGAACAGAGCATAGGGGGTTGATACCACGGAGCCGCCTGACATTGTGCCAAAGTAAATGATGGCCTCACGGCCTTGATAATTCTCGTTCAGTGCTAATGATACGAGATCGCTTGGCACCCCTGAGATAGATATCTGGACGCCGTTGGCCTGCACGTTGGCAGTCTCAGACACCCTATCAATTCCGATAAATGTTCCCGTTCCAATATATTCTTCTGAATCAATGGTGATGCTTCCTGTCCCTGTCCATGCAAGAACTGGGTCACCTTCAAAGTCTAGCTTGAACGCCAAAAATGGTTGCAGGCTTGCTGCTTCCAGTTGTGAAATCATGTTTGATGTGACATCTCTAGCCATCAAGCTATCCTAAATAAATTCAACCTACATCCATCAGCTCTAGCCCTTAAACTGCCACTGCCAGAATTCCTTCTTGCTAACACTCTTATCGTATCATTGGCAGTTATTGTTAAAATCATTGATGCTGACGCGGTTGTTTCATCTTGGCTTGAATTTCGGTTGTATGTGCTTGAAAGGCTGCCTTCAACGTCAGCAAAACTGCCACCTGATGCTTTTAATTGAAGCTCGCACTGACCTTCCGTTCTACTGCTCGAAACATTGCCTATAGTGATTTGATAGCTGACCATGTACGTTCCAGCAACTGAGATAGTCAGTTCGCCTTTGGTCAAAGGACTTATTGAAGAACTTAAAGAAAACGCTGATCCAACATCCTGTCTAGTTGTATCAAATTGAATCACGGTGCCAGACACTGAAACAAGTTGATCATTATTCATGAAGCAATCAAAATATGCCGTGGCTGGCGTTACCCCACCGCCACCGCCGCCGCCAATCCCCAGATTGGTCGGCGTGATCTTTTTCATAGTCCCGCCGTCATCAACCAGAACAAAATCGGCGTCAGACGAGCTAGTTGTAGTAGTCGGGGTGTCAGAGTTGCCCGTGGTTAGGACGGTGCCTGTGGCGTCAGGCAGGGTAATTGTGCGGTCTGTCGTCTCTGGGTTGGCGGCGGTCAGCGTGGTTTCATGATTGTTATATGCACTACCCTCAAACGTAATGTCTACATTGGTGCCAAGATAGATATCTTTATAAAACTGATTGAGGGAAAAAGAGGCTAAATAGTAATTTATGGATGCACCATTTGTTATCACATCGATGCCAAAACGACCATATTCTGCCCCGTCTGTTACACCACTTATCCTTGTATCAAGACGCGCATATTGTATTTTTTCATCAGCAGAATTTTCGCCGTTAAATATAACAGCCCCTATATCGTCATTAGTTGCTGGAGATGCGCTGTTACGATAGAGCGAAAGCGCAGGTGCCTCACTTGCACCATCATCCGTTGACAATATTTCTACGCCATCGGCTGTCGTCTCCAGCTTCTTCACATTGTTGTGGTAGAGTTCGACTGCACCGTCCATAAAGAATTTGGCCGCATCTTCACTGCCGTCTGCTTTAGAAATTGCAACAAAACTTGCGCCAATGAGGAGCGAACCTGTGCCTTCATCCTTTATTCTTGAGTTAGAGCCGTCGTGAAATATAACTAGATCACTGCTCGAACCAAACGTGGCCTTTGCATTGTCAGCAAACTCTAGCGCATCATCAGACTTGTCGAAGACGATGTTGTAGTTGTCGCCAGTAAAGGTCACATCGCCAGTGAACGTGCCACCAGCAAGTGGCATGGCCGCTATATCACTTAAAACTTCAGCGGCTGATCTTCCTTTGACTCCTCCACCATCTATTCGAAGAAAATCTTGGTTTGCCCCGTTGTCACCCATTTGGACAATTTGATTGATTGAAACCCCAACATCCACATTGACTGTTACATCACCGCTTGTCCCGCCGCCCGTCAGCCCCGTGCCTGCGGTCACGGCAGTTATATCTCCTGAGCCGCCACCACCTATACCGAGATTCGATGGTGTGATTTTCTTCATAGTGCCGCCGTCATCGACAAGCACAAAATCAGCATCGCTTGAACTCGTGGTGGTGGTAGGGGAATCAGAGTTGCCTGTTGTCAGGACTGTGCCAGTAACATCTGGCAGGGTGATGGTTCGGTCACCTGATGGCCCAGCTACTGTGAGCGTAGTTTCATGGGTGTTAGTGCCATCGCCCTCAAACACGATGTCCCTGTCTTGTTCTAACTTTATATTTTGGGAATCAAAACTTGTGAAACCGTCATCGTTAAGGCTCAACACCTTTTTGAAAATGCCCGTTTCTACAACGTAAAATTCTAAAGAGCCGCCTTCGTTACCATCACTTGCATCAATAATCTTGCCATTAAGGATGGCATAATTAACATCCTGAGAATTATCATTGCGCCCCCTGAAGTTCAGTTCTCCAATGAAGTCATTGTCTGCGGGGCTTCCTGAGTTCCTGTAGATATTTAGCTCTGGCGCGGCACTAAGACCGCTATCTGTTGATGTGATGGTTGCGGTGCCTGTTATTGAAATATTGCCTGTGCCAGTGATATTGCGACTGTTGAGATCAAGGTTCCCGCCTAGTTGTGGAGAGGTGTCATCTACAACAGCCGATATGCCAGAGCCGCCCCCGCCAGCAAGCTCCTTGACACTGCCGTCTGTGTGTTTTGTGAATAGTTTTGCATCAGCCGTATTAACTGCCAGTTCGCCGACTGCCAGATCACTCGCTGATGGGGTATCACTTGCGGTTGAGGAGCGTTTTATCTGTATGGTGTTAGCCAAAAGTCACTCCTACTTTTTGGGTGGCCGTCCTCTTTTCTTGGGACGGGTGGCTTGAAACTTTTCTTTCCAGACTAGGCCGTTTTCACGTTCCATCTGCAATGCTGTTTTGAGATTTGAAACCTCACCCTTGATGGTGGATAGCGCGGCAAGAAGGTCAGTGTTTTGCTCTTCAAAGGCATCCTTGTTTGTGGACATGGCTTTCAGTTCAGCCTGTGCCTCGCGCACCTGTTCCTTCTGTGTCTCATAGCCAGCCAAAGCCTGTTCGTATTGAGCTATGGTCGCCCTTGCTACTTTCAGACTTGCGGCGGCTTCCAGATATTTACCAATGATCTCACCCAAATATTCTTCTTGCGCTTTTGCTAACGCTTCCACAACAGTCGTTTCCATTAGTAGGTGCCGCCATCAATCGTTTTGTTATCAAGGGTTTGCGCGTGACTCGCGAATACAAAAGTATCATTCCCAGACAGTAATGGCAACGTGACCGTCCTGTCTGCCGCTAACTCAGAAACAGCAAACACATATTGATGATCTGCGCTGGTGTCATTAATTTGCGGCGTTGTCATGACTGGGCTGGTCAGTGTTTTGTTGGTTAGCGTCTGGCTATCACTTGTTCCCACAATCGTGCCGCTGGGGGCATGTTGTCCATCCAGCAAATCAGCATTCAGGTTTGATACCGCCGTGGTAGATGCAATGACAAGCGGCGCGGTGCCTGTGGCTAATGTGCTTGTGATCTGGCTTGAAGCTGAGATTGTGGCCGTGTTGACTTGTGAATTTATGTGAAGATTGCTGAACTTTAGTGATGCTGTGCCAAGGTCTTGCCCCGCATTCGTTGCAGGCGCAAACGCGGTGCTTGTAAGCTTCAATTCATCAGAGCCAGCAATCTTGATATCTATCTGGTCATCAGTGCTGGCGTGGATGCTGGTGTCCGCATCAGCATCAAGGATAAGCTCTGTGCCGTTCATGTCCAAGCTGGTCGCTATGGTGGCGGCGGTGATGGTGGGCGAACCAGCAAGGTTGCCTTCAATATTAGCTATAAGGGTTTGCTTGGTGAAACCTGTGCCACTCTTATTGACAGTTGATGTTGGCTCTGCCTGCAAGCCATCAAAAAGAATGAACTTGCCTGAATCATCTGCATCCCTTGCGAAACCCGCAAATTTGTCGGTGCCTGATTCTACATACTTGCCATAAAAGCCAAGGTCAACAGAGTTGGTCGTATTGTCTTTTGCCAGTTTAAACAGCGGGTCAGCAATTGAGACTGTAGTGGAGTCAATGGTTGTGGTGGTGCCTTCAACGTCCAGATTACCCGTAATGGTCAGGTTGCCTGTGAAGGTGTCATTGGTATTGCTTCTGAGGAACGCGCCCTCACCGCCTATGACGCGGATGTTATCTGAGGCATCGCGGTAAAAAAGTATCTGGGTAGCTTCCGTGAACGCTAGTTCGCCTTGAGCTATATTGGATGTAGTTGGCGCATCTGAGTCTGAGGTGTTCCGTTTTATCTTAATTGTGTTCGCCATCAGTACGTCCCCGCGTCAATTTCTTGGGTATAAACCCATTCATCACTAGAATTGCTAAACACTATAAAATCGCCGTCAGACGGCGCTGATGTTGGAACGTCCTTGCCCCCTATCGCACTTGTGCCAGACGGCCCCTGTGGGCCTTGTGCGCCCACTGAGACCACTTCTATCGCAGTAGATAGCACCTCAACTTTGTTTTCCACGTTTTCAATGGATACAGAGTTGGTTGTCTGCGTGACGGTGAGATTCGTCTTGTCGGCTACGGTGACCTGATTATTGGTTTCGGATATCTCAACGACATTGCCAGTTTCAACAACTACACTTGTGATGGAATCGGTAACTGTCACATCGTTCATCGTGTCACCTCTCTGACGATGCTATAGCTTCCTTCAATCAGACGAGTGACGACGCCACCCGATGAAATAAGCTCAAGATCATACACGCCATTTCCAGCGGTTAGCGCGGCTGTGTCTGAAGCTGACACTGTCAGCGTGACTGTGCCTGCCCCACCACCCAAAGCGATGCGGCCATTCTCTGTCGTCAGTGTAAGGATTGCAGAAGAATCTTCAATAAATGTCCGCAATGACATTCTTGCGGTAAACCCTGTCAGGTTGATGGCACTGCCAGCGGAATCCTTGTAGGTGATGACAAGTGAAAAGGTGGCACCTTGTTCAATGGTTAGACTGAAATTCCCTGCCGTCATCTGACCCTGCCTCTAAGCTAAGACGATTTTTTGGGACGGCCACGCTTTTTCGGAGCTTGTCCACCCTCCCACGCCTCATTCACCTCTGGCGTGCTTGGGTCATCGCCTTTAAGCGTGCCATCGTCGTTTCTAGCCCTCTGTGGAGCGTCTGACTTGGTTTCTGTAGGTCGAACCACCTTGGTTTCTTCAGCAAGCCCACGCGCCATGAAATCGGCATTACGGGCCTTTTCCCAATCATGGTTCTCAGAAAGCTCCTCGCCCTCTGCATATGTGCGGGTGACTGATCCCAGACCGTTTGCCACACCAACCGCTGGTCTGATCATTCTTATAGCCATCTAGCTCTCCGATAACAGAAAGGGGGCAAGGTCACCCCTGCCCCCGATTGTTTAGGCGTTATGCGCTGTGAACGCATTATCGCCAGTGTGACGGGCATGACTCTTGATCACCGTTGTTCCCAGCGGTGTACCAGATGAGTGTGAGCCTGTCTTGGCGATGGTGGTGCGGATATACCGTTTGCCACCACGATAACCAACCCGATA